GGCAGACGGCATGTATAGTGTGACGGTGTCGAATCCGCTTTTCTTCACTTATCAGGTCAACTCGGCCGTACCGACGAGCTCCAATCCGCTTTTGACGAGCACGAGCTTGATGGTTACAGCGTTGGTCGGTCTGCCGTACAACTACAATCAAGTACCGATTACTGGGGTCTGAGAATGGCGAACATTACCTTAACCAATCTGCCCACGGTAACCGGTTTGAATGGAACTGAACCACTTCTTGGTGTTCAATCCAGCACGTCCGTACAGATTACAACCGGTCAGATTGCTGCTCTTTCAAAAGGCGTGAGCACCCTTCCGTTTCCTGTTTCCATTGGTGGAACAGGCGATACGACGCTGACCCAATATGGCTTGATGTTTGGAAACGGGACGAATCCTGTCGGCACTGTGACGCCACCCACTGGGAGCAACTATGTTTTGGTGGCGTCTGCTGGATCCGCTCCATCATGGCAACCAACGATTCCGGTAACTGCGGGTGTTGATAGCGTCGCCTTTGGCACGACCGGCCTTACGCCTGTCGCGGCCACTGCTGGCGTGGTCTCTGTGGCGTTTGGCACGGTTCCAACTGCGGCTGGCATTTACAGCCCTGCGACGAACCAGATCGCTCTCAGCACGAACAGCACACAGCGTCTTTTGATCGATGCTACTGGTGCTGCCACCTTCTCTACATCCGTCACTTCACCATTGCTGATCGCCACGGCTTCGCGCACGTCAACGGCCACGACAGGCGCAATCAGCTATGGCACGAACGGTTTCTCTGACGTTGACGTGCTGGCATCGTTCCAGTCGAGTGTGAACAGCTATAATCAGGTCACGATCCAGAACACGTCGAACGGTTCTGTCTCGTCCGCCGAGTTTATTGTCTACAATGACCAAGGCACCGCTGCGACGAACTATGCCACGGTCGGCATCAATTCATCGGGATATACTGGCACGGGGTCAATCAACGCGCCGGGCTATGGTTATTTCCTAACAGGATCAACCGATCTTGTCCTTGGCACGATTGGCGCGAATGCGATCCATTTTGCCGTTAATAGCGGCGCAACGGATGCTATGACGATCTCGGCGGCAGGAATCACGACCATTGCCAGCGCTATTATCACATCGCTCACGACCCCGCTTCTCATTGGCGGAACGACAGCATCGTCCACGCTGACGTTGGAATCCACGTCTGGCGCGGGTACGTCTGATAGCATTATCTTCAAGACGGGTAGTCAGGTTGAACGTATGCGTATTGATACCAACGGCAACGTAGGTATTGGGACAAGTTCGCCAGCGACTAAACTAAACGTATATACAGGATCTGCTACAAACACATTTTTGAGGGTCATTAATACTGCCGGAACCATTGATTTTGGTGTGCTATCCACTGGTGAAGCCTATGGGGGATATTCCACTAATACAGTGTATTATGGAACGTCTGCTGCATATCCAGCGCTTATTTACACTAATGCTGCCGAACGTATGCGCATCGACTCCAGCGGCAACGTAGGTATTGGGACGACTTCGCCGCAACAGAAATTAGATGTGCGCGGCAACATGATTATGCCGAGCGGGTTCATTTTTGGATCGCTTAGCGGAACGACAACTGGCTCAATTAATCTTTGTGCTGGCCCATCATTTAATGCTGGTGGAGCATCAATAGCTACGCGAGGCATTACAAACGGTTATAACAACGGCGGCATAGAGTTTTACACAGGCTCTGGAGCAACTGGTGCAGAAGCCATGCGCATCGACTCCTCCGGCAACGTCAGCATCGGCGGTTCTGGAACGTCAACTGGCGTCAATCTGCTTACCAATGCCCAAATTACAGGCGGCACGACGGCATACGCCCATTTGAATAGTGGCGTTGTTCAATCTGGCGTTACCACGTCTGCGATTGGATATGCCAGCTCCATATCATCAGCCGCTGCTTCATTTACGACGGCAACGTCTATTCATTTTTATGCTGCACCAAATGCTGGCGGAGCTGGTTCAACTATTTCAGCTCAATATGGTTTTTTAGCAGAATCAACACTTGGAACTTCTGGCGCTGCAACTGTAACTACTGCCGTTGGATACGGTGGAAACATTGCAGCAGGAACCAACCGTTGGAACCTATATATGGGCGGCTCGGCCAACAATTATATGGCTGGCAACCTTGGCATCGGTTCAACAAATCTAACAGCATACAACCTTAATGTTGGTGCAAATATCACAGGCGCGACAACGGCTGCATCTATTTTAATTGGCGGTGCTGTGCAATCCGGCGTGACGGCTAATGCCATCGGTGCATATAGCGCGATGCTACTGGCGGCTTCTGTCACCACATCAAATGCTATTCATTTTTATGCGAATCCTTCAGTCGGTGGCGCTGGTTCAACAATAACAACCCAGGTTGGGTTCCTAGCGGAATTTACCATTGGAACGCAAGGTGCGGCGACTGTCACCAATGCCTATGGGTTCTTTGGAAGCCTTGCATCCGGCGCGAACCGCTGGAACCTATATATGAATGGAACCGCCAACAATTATATGGCTGGTGCGCTTGGCGTAGGCACGACCACGGTCGGCGTTGCGGGTTCGATCAATGCCATTGGCGCAATTACATTCCAAACAACTACCAATAACCAGTCTTACACCACCACTGGTGCCGGCACGATTACGATCTCTTCCGGTACGCTCGGCACGATCAACAACATGTCGATTGGTGCGACGACAGCATCGACCGGCGCGTTTACGACGGTCACTGGCTCGACCAGCATCCTTTCGACGGGTGCTGGCGGCGTGGGCTATGCTACGGGCGCTGGTGGCGCTGTAACGCAGCTCACATCACGCACAACGGGTGTTACGCTCAACAAGACCAGCGGCGCTATCACGATGTTTACGGCAGCAGGTTCGGCCACTGCCGCAACCTTTACTGTGACCAATAGCACGGTTGCTGCGACTGACACGATTAGTTTAAGCATGAAGACATCCACGAACTTATACAATCTTCTTGTTACTGCGGTGGCAGCTGGCTCGTTTAACATCACGTTCTACACGACTGGCGGCACGACTTCGGACACTCCAGTCATCAACTTCAACGTAATCAAAGGCGTGGCGGCATAATCATGGCAAACACATACACCTGGATCGTCAACAACATGGTTTCATATCCGCAAGCTGAAGGGCTTACGGATGTTGTTGTTACTGTCAATTGGACCTGCAATGGAACCGATGGAACATATAATGGGGCGCTCGGTGGCTCGACCGGCATTAGGCTTGATGCAACCGGCCCCTACACGCCTTATTCCGAATTGACCGAGGAGCAGGTCGTTGGTTGGGTAAAAGCCTCTCTCGGCCCTGATCAGGTGAATGCAACACAAAATGATGTTGCAGCTCAAATCGCCAACAATTATTATGTTTCTACCATTCTACCGAATCCTTGGGGCTGATTATGGATATGCAGACCGTTTACAACCTTCTCGGCGGAGCAGCGCTCGCGGTTTTTGGCTGGTTTGCCCGAGAACTTTGGGGTGCTGTGAAAGCGCTTCAAAAAGATCTGCATGAAATGGAAATTCAGGTTTCCACGACTTATGTAACTCGCGAGGACTATAAAGCTGATATGCGTGAAGTCAAAGATATGCTTGGAAAAATTTTTGACCGGCTCGACAACAAGCAGGATAAATAAACGCCATGACAACGAGCACCAATAAAAACTTTCAAGAGCCGAATTCGGCCTCCCTAAATTGGGACGCGCCGCTCAATAGCAATTTCTTGGCGATTGATCAGGCGATGGGTTCGCCTTTTACTGTTTATGTTGGAACAGGCTCTTCGTCAACAACTTTGACTGCCAATACCGCGACTCAAACGGTCAACGGGAACCCTATTTATTGGTATGATGCTCAACAGTTAATTATTCAAAGCGGCACGAGTTCAGGAACAAGCAATTTATCTGCAAACGTAACAATTACGCTCCCAAACACGCTTACGTCGGGGACGTTTGGTGGAGCATGGATTGTTCGTAATGCGATTTCTTCCGCTCAGCAGGGCACTTACACTGTAACGATTGTTGGAGGAAATGGCTCTGGGGCGGGTGTTACGATCCCAAATGGTTCTTCTGCTTTTATTTATACAGACGGAACAAACGTTTATTTTTCAAGCACAAATTTTGCATCGGTTGCGACAACTTCTGTTACGACGACGACAACTTTAGGGTCTGGTGTTTTTGGTTCGACCGTTTTTGTCACAAGCTCCGCTGCCTACACTATTACATTCCCCACACCAACCGGGAATAACGGAGCTTATTTTTCGATTTATGCCAGCGGGATTACGCCAGCAAACGTTGTTACGCTTTCAGGTTCATTTATTGTTCCTTCTCAAACGGCAGTTTCGTCTATTTCTTTGGCCTCTTATGGGAGCAATTACCTTTATACGTTTCTTTCAAATGGAACGAACTGGTATGTTTTTCAGTCGCCAGTCGCAAGCAACTCGTCGGGGCGCGTTTCGCCAAGAGTTTACAGCGCAGCGACGCAAAGCAGCCCTTGGGCCTGGAACAGCGACCCCTATGATCAGCTTGAATTGACAGCCCTTTCGACTGCTTTGACGATCAGTGCGGACGCAGGAACCCCGGTCGACGGTCAGAAAGCTATTTTCCGCATAAAAGACAATCTTTCAATTGTTTCATTTACAGGAACGACAACCACAACGACCTTGACGACCACGACCTCTGTTACGCTTGTCGCAGGTTCTACTTTAACTTTGGTTTCGACTGGCGCGGTGATTGGAACAGTAACGACAGGTGGAACCGGAACCTCTTTTGCAATTACAGGCGGCGTTGCAAATACTTCTGTTGCTATGAATGCGACTCCTCCAGGCTATGCACTGACATGGACGACCGGTTCAGCAAAATCATTTGAACCCGTAGGGATTTCTCTTCCAACGGTGACAACACCAACAAAAATTACTTATGTTGGATTCATTTATAATGGAGCTGCATCTCGCTGGGATGGCGTTGCATCTCTCACACAGGCATAAAAATGATCATTTTGTCCAATCAACCAAAGGTTTTATTGCCAATTCCGAAATGGCAATGGCGCTCGCCCTCTCAGGCGCAACCAAAAGACCAATTTGGCAACGATGTTCAAATTACGCGGTTCAGTATTTCTTCACGATTAAACGATGGGTATGAAATTTGGAAAGGCTGGTTTGATGACCGTGATGATGCGGATGCTTTTCTTTATGCCGCAATTTCCGGAACACTTAAACAGCAGCCAGCCCTTTGGCGCTTATCCTCCCCGGCATGGGCACCTTCTTTTCATACGGATGTAACATTTTATTTTGCAGTCAACATTTTTTTAACTTCGAACACGGTTTCCAATTGGATTGTTCCACTTGATTGGAATCAACAAGCTAATAAAGTTCAAATCGTTGGTGCTGGTGGTGGTGGCGGTTCGGCAGATTCTAACAATTTTCAAGCAGGTGGTGGTGGTGGTGGCGCTTATGCCACTTCAAGCAATTTGTCATATATCTCAGCTGGAAATTCGGTTCCATATGTTGCTGGAGCAGAAGGAGCGGCGGGCGTTGGAACCTCCGGCGGCTCGAATAACGGCGGAAATGGTAGCATTTCTTATTTTTATTCTGCAACGACTATCGCTGCAGCGGGTGGTTCCGGCGGACAAGGAAATTATCAAGGTAGCTCTGGTGGCGCTGGCGGAAAAGTCGCTGCCAGTTATGGATCATTATTGCATGCTGGTGGCCATGGTGGCAATGGAAGTGTACAAAATGGTGGCGGCGCAGCTGGTCCTTCTGGAGCAGGTTTATCCACAGGGGCGGGTGACAATGGTGTTACGGCTTACGGGGGAGCTCAAAGCACCGGCACTGGAACGTCAGGAACGCAATTCGATTCAACGCATGGTTGTGGCGCCGGTGGCGGACAACCTACCGGAGCACAGCAAACTGGCGGTGCTGGAGGAAATTATGGCGGTGGCGGCGCAGGTGCATATGCTGGCGGCAGTCCAAATAATGGCGCAGCAGGATCTCAAGGATTAATTTACATTCAATATTCCGCTGGTATTGGGTTTTTGATGTTTTTTTAAAGGTGATTGATGGATCCATTTACCCTGATCGCTGGAGCGACGGCTTTATATAACACGATCAAGTCAGCCGTCGATGCCGGTCAGGACGTGATGGATACTGCCGATAAAGTCGGCGCATTGTTTGCTCGTGTGGCGCAGGTCGTTCAGCTGACTTCGGCTCCTCGCAAGAAAAAGCTGTTCCAATCTCAAGCTGATTTTGAGGCCGAAGCCGTCAAACTATACGCCGCAAAAGCCAAAGCCCAAAAGATGGCTGCTGAGGTCAAGAACATGTTTGTTTCGACCTATGGAGCAGCAGCATGGGACGGAATTCAAAGGCAAGTTATTGAAATGCGGAAAGATGCGGCAAGGGAAACTGCGGCCGCATTAAAACAGCAGCAAGAGATGCAACAAGATCTGATCATGATAAGTAGCATTATCGGATTTTTGGTGTTTGGTATTGGCGCGATCGGCGTCATTTTTTTATTTACGGTGAAATAATGCTAAAAGCACTTAAACATCTGTTCACAGGTGTGGACAACGAAACATGGGACATCGGCCGAATTCTTTGGGCCAAAATGTCTGTCGTTTATTGCGCAGTCAGTGCATATCACGCTGTCGCTCATGGCAATTTTGATCCCCAAAATTGGGCCATTGGTGCTTCAGCAATTCTCGCTGGCGGTGGCGGTGCGCTTTCATTGAAATCAAAAACGGAGCCGGGAAATGTTCCTCCTGTTTCTTAATCCTTGGGTTCAACGCCTTTTTATCGTTCTTGCGCTTGTCGCGGGTTATGCCTATTGGGCAAACCGCGAAAAAAGCATTGGCGCCGAAACAGAGCAAGCTCGCGAAGAGGCAATCGCAATTCAGCATGAGCAAAAAATTGATGCGGAAGCGGCTGCCGTCGATCAGTCAGTTGCGAAAGATCCAACTCCTCAAGACACTTTAGAAAAACAATGGAGCCAGCCATGAAAGTAAGTAAGTTATTTACCGTCGTTTTGATGGTTAGTTTCCTTTCTGCCTGCATGAAGCCCGAAACAAAAATCGTCGACACTTCTTGCGATTGGGTAAAACCTATTTTTGTTCGCAAAACCGACAAACTTTCGACCCCAACCGCTAGCGAGATTCTCGCCCACGACGATAAGTGGAAACAATTTTGCGGAGAAAAATAATGGCTGCGAGTAATTTTGCTCAATGTTTTGCGCTCGTTTTGAAAGAAGAAGGCGGATACGTTAATGATCCGCTCGATCCGGGCGGAATGACGAATCTCGGTGTTACGAAGCGAGCATGGGAAGCTTATGTCGGGCATGAAATCGACGAAGAGACGATGCGCGGACTGACGCCTGATCTTGTCATGCCATTTTACAAAACCCAATACTGGGATAAAAATCACGGCGATGACCTCCCTTTGGGAGTTGATTATGCGGTGTTTGATTTTGAAGTGAATTCAGGCGATGGGCGAGCAGCGAAAGTTCTTCAGGCTTGTTGCGGGGTAACTCAGGATGGAGCCATTGGTCCTGCCACATTAGCAGCGGTTCAGTCAATCAGTCCCATTGACTTATCGGCGCAAATCTGCGATAATAGGCTCGCCTTCTTGCAATCTTTGCCAGGGTGGGCACATGATGGCCATGGTTGGGGCAACCGGGTTTCTTTTGTTAAAGATATTTCTGCAAAAATGGCCGAATAGGTGACTCGATGGCGACCGCTCTAACTTACAATGACTACATCACGCAAGTTTCAACGATGTCGGTCGTTCCATTGGATCCAACTCAAACTTCTCCTGTTGCGACAACCGATCCAAATTTTGAAGCGATCGTTCCTTCAATGATCAGCTATGCGGAAGATCGCATTCAACGCGATTTGGATTTTTTATCGACCCAAACCTCGATCGTTTATACTTCAGGCCCAGGCGGGGCTTCTCCCCTTATTTTTGGAAGCAGTTCGGTTTTTTCAATTCCATTGAGTAGTTTTATTACGATTCAAACACTTCAAATTTCGGTCGCTGGGACATCGACTGATTATTCTCCTCCGCTTGTTCCAACGTCAAAAGAGTTTATTCAAAATGTTTATGGATACAATTCTTCGGTTCAAGGGATGCCGCAATATTTTGCTATGTACGGGGCCGATGGAACTTCGCCTTTGAATTGGCAAATTTTGCTTGGGCCGACTCCGGATCAGGCTTACGATCCATTGGTAACTGGAACAATTCGATTTACGCCAATGGATTCGACCAATGGCGGAACAAACACGACATTTATTAGCACCTATTTGCCTGAAATTTTCATCATGGCTTCAATGATTTATATCTCGGCTTATCAGCGTAACTTTGGGCGCCAATCGGATGATCCGGCAATGGCCCAGAGCTATGAAAGTCAATATCAGGCTTTGATCAAAGGGGCGACCGTCGAGGAATTTCGCAAGAAATTTCAATCTTCTGCTTGGACACCTTATTCTCCTTCTCCTATCTCTTCGCCAACGAGGTAATTAATTATGCCTCATGCAACGATGAAATTAATTCCTGGAGTCGATACAACAAAAACGCCAGCTTTGAACGAAGCGGCGTTTTCCTCCTCTCAGCTTATTCGATTTCAGCCTGATCGAAATGGAATGGGCCTTATTCAGAAGCTCGGCGGCTGGGTAAATTGGGCGCCAGGTATAAACATTTCTTCTCAAATCAACGAGCTTCATGCTTGGGAAGATTTGAACGGACAGCAGCGCCTCGCGATTGGGGCACAAAACGAACTTTCGTATATTACCAGCCCTTCGCAAACTTACACCAATATAACTCCAGAACTAAACGCAGCTAACGTTTCATTAACGACAGCAGTTTCTCAATCAGTAACATTTACCACAAGCAACGGAATTACCGTTTCGAGCCTTTGGGGAATCGGAACAGCGGTTTATTTTACATCGACCTCCGGAAATGTTATTGCAAATACAGTATATTGGATTTTTAGCGCTTCTGCTGGAGTTATTACGCTTTCTGCAACTCCTTGGGGCGGAGCGCAAGCGGTTTTTGCTACGGGAGTAACCTCCGGTGCAAATACTATGTCTGTTGCGCCTTTTGCGATGGTCGCAAACTCACCTTATGTTTATATTACGGATACCGCTTTGGGTGTTCAAACAGGTGTTTCGGTCGGTTCGGACGGAAGCGGAAACGTCCTCGTCACCGCGACAACCACTCCTGTTTCAACAACGCAAATTTATTTCACCGGTTCAATTACAGGCTCCTCAATTGCAGCAAATACGCCTTATTACGTTTTACCGGTTTCTTCGAATACGTTTAATCTTTCGCTAACTTCTGGCGGAACCGCGATTGTAAATTCGGCAACCTCTGCGACGAATTTAACGCTTTACAATCCGAATCAAATCCAAACAGGATTTAATATTAATATTCAAACTCCTATCAGCATCCAAACGATTTTGCTGAGCGGAGTTTATTCTGTTATTGGAGCTTTGAGCGGTAATCAATTTTTTAGCGTTTATGCGATTCAAGCCAATGCTTCTCCTGCAAGCGCTTCTGTCGGTGTTGCGACTTCATTGGCCAATGGGCCGCTGCTTCCACAATTTTCCACCAATTCTGGAACAACAACCGTAACGGTTACCGAATATAATCAGCCTTATATTAACGGACAAACCGCTTCGTTTTTGTATCCAACGACATCGAATGGGGTTACAATCTATGGGAATTATATCGCGACTTTGGACGCGACAAATCCTTCTTATAGATATACAATTAGTTCTTCTTCCCCGGCGACCGCCTCTGCTAGTTTTTATATGAACAATGGCAATGCTCACATTGTTTATTATTACAATATCCCATCTCTTTATGGTGCAAGCGGATATGGTTCAGGGGAATACGGTGGTTACGTTGGTTATCCTGGCAGCCCAGCCGCAACGCAATTAAGCACCATAACCTCTGTCGCGAGTCAAACTGTTACAATTGCTCAACCTGCTTCTCCGGCGGTCATAACAGTTTCTGGCAATGCGCCTCCGAATGGAACAGCCTTAACATTTACAGTTAGCTCCGGAGGCTCCCTTCCGACCAGCCTTACACTTAATACGATTTATTATGTCGTCAATTCATCTTTGAGCACGACATATAACGTTTCGATGACGCAAAATGGATCTCCAATAAGCGTTACGGCGGGAGGTTCCGGAACTTTCACTGCGAACTATACAAATTACGCATATATCACCCTCAGCACGGCAAATTCCAATGTTGCGCTAAATCAGCTTGTTACTGGAAGCGCTATCTCCCTAAATAACCAAGGGCTTTATCCGTATATCACAAGTGGAAGCGGAACTGTTTGGTATTTGAGCATTACGCCGGGTGGTATTTCGGGCAACACGACAACCTCGTCATTTACCGCTTCTTTTTTTACTGCTTCCGTCGGATATGGCCTTGGGATAAAAACGAGCTATCCGAGCGGAATTCCTTTGTCGGGTGTTTCCGATTGGGTAATTAATAATTTTGGCGAAATTTTAATTGCCAATCCTGAAAATGGTCCGATCTATTATTGGTCTCCGACGAATAATACGACGGATGCGTTCCTTCTCGCAAACGCGCCGCTTCTGAATCATGGCATTTTTATTGCGATGCCTGCACGTCAGCTCGTGGCTTATGGCTCAACGGCCACTGGCATTCAAGACCCTCTCCTTATTCGTTGGTCGGATGCCGCAGATGCGACGACTTGGATTGCCTCCGCAAACAATCAGGCAGGAAGCTATCGCATCCCAGAAGGAAGCAGCATCGTCGGCGGAATTCAAGGCCCGCAACAAGCCCTGATCTGGACAAACATTTCAGTTTGGGCGATGCAATATGTTGGCGGTTCGAATGTTTATGGATTCAATAAAATCGCAGACGGAATGGGCCTCATCGGTAAAAAGGCTGTCGGAATTCTTGGTGGCAATGTTTATTGGATGTCTCCCGAAAAATTTTGCATGCTTTCCTCGACCGGCCCTCAGCCATTGGCTTGTCCGGTTTGGGATCAAATCTATCAGAATATCAACACAAACCTTTATTCCCTCATTCGTTGCGCAACGAATTCGACGTTTGGGGAAGTGACTTGGTATTATCCGACGACCGGCAGCTCCTACAACAATGCCTACGTAAAATATAATGTTTATACCCAGCAGTGGGATTATGGCACGTTGGCAAGAACCGCTTGGGTCGATCAGTCTGTTCTCGGAACTCCGATTGGCTCCGACAACAAAGGCTACATTTATCAGCATGAAGTCGGTTACGATAATGATATTAATCCAATGGTTTGTTCATTTCAAACCGGATACATTCAGCTGAACGAAGCGGACAACCTTGTTTTCGTCGATCAGATTTGGCCCGATTTCAAATGGCAAACAGCGGATGGGGCCACCAACCCGATTCAGCTCTATATGACTTTTTATGGAGCGGACTATCCCGATGGGCCGCAAACGGCCTATGGCCCATATTACATGGACCAGAACGTCCAGTATATAAGCTGCAGAATTCGCGCTCGTCTTCTTTCGATTTCTGTAACAACCGTTGACCAAAGAGGAACCGCCTCTTTGAATACTTTTTTCCGAATTGGCGCAATAAGATATCGCTATCAACTGGATGGAAAATTCTAATGGCTGCAAGTTTAGACGATATCCTAACAACACAGAAAAACGGCGTTCAAGCAATCAATGCCTACGTCAGCGCAATCAATCTGCACGCCGGTACGAACAACACAAAAAAGGTTGCCGCCTCGACAACGTTTCTTGTAAAATCTTCTTCTGGTTGGTTGGCAAATGTTAGTATCATCTCAACTGGTGATATTGTAACTTTTTACGATACGAACAGCACAACAAACACGACCGGGAATGAAATTTGTGTTATCCCTGGAACAAACCTCGGTGTTGTCCAGATTCAAATTCCTTTTGCGACTGGGCTTGTTATGAAAACTGGCACCCCTACCGCTTCTGCCACATACACTTGAGGTCGCAAAATGCCGCTGGAACACGGAAAATCGAAACAAACGATCAGCCATAACATCTCGGAAATGATCCACGCCGGTCATCCACAAGATCAGGCGATTGCGGCGGCACTGAACACCGCCCGTCATACAAAAGCCGGTGGCGGAGGTTTGTACGCGAACATACACGCGAAGCAACAGCGCATCGCCCATGGCTCGAAAGAACATATGCGGAAGCCTGGCCAAAAAGGCGCACCGACTGCTGAAGCGTTCAAAGTTTCTGCTCGGACAGCAAAAGCCGAAGGTGGCCCATTCGCCGACATGAATTATGACAAAGGCGACATGTCCTACGTCCATTCGGATCAGCCTGTCCGCCACATGGTCCATGAAGGCCCGATCCATTCCCCGGTCGCAGGGCGCACCGACCATCTGCCGATGAATGTTGAGTCTGGGTCGTATGTTATCCCGGCCGACATCATCTCGTCCATGGGCGAAGGAAACACGATGGCAGGGTTTAAGATCGCCCGGCGCATGTTTAGTTCGTCACCTTATTTCAATCAGCAGAAACAACCCTACACAGCTTCCCCCTCGCCCTACACCGAGGGAAAACCATACGGCGCTCGTGCGAGCGGCGGAAGAGCTCCAGTCGAAATCGTTGCGGCTGGCGGAGAATATGTAATTTCTCCGGATGATGTTACGCGCCTTGGAGATGGCGACATTGATCACGGACACGAGATCCTCGATCATTTTGTCAAAGGCTATCGTAACAAGACGATAAAAACACTCCAGAAACTTCCTGGGCCAAAGAGGGACTAATCGAATATGGATAATGAATTAAGCGTTCGCGTCGGAACCGCTGAAGATGTCGACGGAATGATGCAGCTTGCGCTCGCAGCTTGCGAGGAAAACGGTTTGACAAACCCAAACCCCGCTAAGCTCCTCAATGAGATTTGGGCCGGGCTGACACGTCAGCATGGGATCGTTGGAATTATCGGTCATCCGGGTGAACAGTTCGAGGCAGCAATTTTGCTGAGAACGGAGCCTTTGTGGTATTCTGATGATTTAACGATTGTCGAACGGGCGATTTTCGTTCATCCTGAGTATCGCAGTGCAAAGGGTGGGCGTGCTCGAAAACTTTGTGAATTCGCAAAACAGGCAGCAGAAGTTTTGCAGATTCCATTGGTGATTGGAATTCTTAGCTCTCAACGAGTCGAAGGCAAGGTTCGACTTTATGAGAGGCAGTTTGGGCCTCAATCTGGGGCTTATTGGATTTATGGCAAAAAGACCGGCGAATGGCAAAATGATGCCGCCGAGACTTTGACGGAGCATTGATATGGGTGGCAAGACCGGTACGACGACGCAAAGCGTTCAAATCCCACCAGAGGTTTTGGCTCGCTATAATGCAGTGAACGCGAACGCTCAGCAGGTCGCGCAAACTCCATTTCAAAATTATAGCACAGACCCAAATGCGTTCGTTGCGCCGATCAACGCTCAGCAGCAGCAGGGCATTTCGGATATTAATAAATATGCGAATTCAGCTCAGCCGGTTTTGAGTCAAGTCGAGCAGGGCTTCACGCCGCAAGGTTTTGCTTCCGGCGTTCAAGGCTACATGAACCCATTCTTGCAAAATGCGGTTGGCTCAACTGTCGCGCAAATGAACAATGTTAATCAGCAGCAGCAACAGCAAATGCTGGGTTCTGCTATTGGTCAGGGAGCGTTTGGCGGTGATCGAGCCAACATTGGCCTGGGGAATCTTGAAAACCAGCAGAATCTCGCCCTTGGCCAAACCATTGGCGGCATGGAAAATCAAGGTTTTCAAAACGCTGCCCAAAATTATATGACCGGATTGGGCCAAGAAGGAACTTTCGCACTTCAGGGACAACAGGCTGGTCTTGCCGGATCTCAAGCAGAACTCGGCGCAGGAACGCTCGAACAGCAAACTTCACAGGCTGGCAATACAGCGCTCTACAATCAGTTCCTGCAAAAACAAGCCTATCCATTCCAAACTGCTCAATTCCTCGCGAACATCGCAGAAGGAACAGGCGCACTTTCCGGCAACACGACAACAACAACTCAGCCAATGTCGGTGTTTTCGGATCGTCGTTTGAAACACGATATCAAACAGGTCGGCACATCAAAAAATGGTCTCCCGATTTACAAATTTAAATATAAAGGCGACCCAACTGAACAAACGCATATCGGCTACATGGCAGATGAAGTCGAAAAAGTCCACCCAGAGGCCGTCGGGCTTTCGGGCGGATACAAAACGGTCGATTACGAAAAAGCCTCGCGAGCAGAAGGCGGCGCAGTCAACATTGAAAATGAAGGCATGAGCTATGGTCTCGGGGGCCGCGAGCATCACGCAATGGGCAATGCTGTCGGTCAAGACTACAGCCCAGGATATTACGATCCCTACAACATCAACAACATCGTTTCCAAGCACGCCGCAATGTCGGAAGATATCGGCAAAGGTTATGTCCCGACCGCTCGTCAGCTTTCGGCTGGTGCGCCCGGCTCGCGTGTTCCGGGAAGCCTTCCTGTAAATAATCAGCTCATTCGTCCAGCTTCTGCTGGAGCGCTCCCTCCGAGCGCTTTGGAGCAAGGTTTGGGTGCAGTAGAAAAAGGCAAAAATATTGCGGAACTTTTTCAATCGAAAACAGACAAACATGATGCAGGATTTTTTCGCCAAATTTACGATAATTTAACAGCGAAAAAGGGCGAAACCCAAGGCAATCAAAATTCAAAGAGCCAAACGCAAGGCGCACAGGCTCCAGTCGATCCAACAAATAATCCTCCTGCAACAAATCCTAAAACCAGCGATGCGGATACCCTTCAGGACAACTCGAAGCAGGTTGCGGCCGCAGACCCGGCGCAAATGGGCCTTGCTGCAGCGGACGGTCAAATCGCAACAGGCGACCTTCTTGCTTCGGCTCATGGCGGACGGATTCATCGCGATATGGGCGGAGGGACTCCGGAAGGTCTTTACAGCGCAGATCAGCAAGGATCGTTGGATATTCCTGACGAAAAGTCGAACTTAAAACTTAATCAGCAAGCAAACCTTCCAGGTTCAATGGGCGACCCAACGATAAAAGATCTTATGGCGCTTGCATCTTTAGCAAGAATGTTTGCTTCGGGCGGTCGAGCAGGATACGCCGGTGGCCAAACTGTCAAGCCGAACTCCTCCTCCGACCCAGCGACTGCGCCCGATGACACTTCGTCCGATCCAAATGACATTGGAAATCTGCTTTCTGCGCTCGGAAAGATCGAAAGCGGCGGAAACTACGGCGCTCTTGGCCCAACGACCAAGTCGGGTGATCGGGCTTATGGCAAATATCAGGTTATGGGCTCAAACGTTCCTCAGTGGACGCAAAATACGCTTGGACGCTCTTTGTCACCGGAAGATTTCCTTGCTGATAAAAATGCTCAGGAAGCCGTTGCGAAAAACTATTTTGGCGATGCTTTGAAAAAATACGGAACTCCGCAAGATGCTGCTTCCGTTTGGTTCACAGGCAAGCCGCTTTCGAAAACGAATCAGCAGACCTCGGACGTGACGGGGACGACCGTTCCGAAATATGTTCAGCGTTTCAATAAAGCTGCTGGCCTCGGTCAAACTGCCGGTCTCGATCAGATCGGTGGCGGCAACGATCAAAAACCAGATTGGTTCAACCCGGAAGTCGTAGACAATTACAAGCGAATTCCTTCGACCGCGACCGCAGAAGACACGACCTCTCCTGCTCCTTTCGCAACAAAAACGGACGTGACAGAGGATGTTGCAACGGCTCCTTCTGCTCAACCTCAAGAGCAGCCTCGTCCCGGTTTGGCAGGAACAACAAAGTCGGGTGCCTACACGGACGAATCTCAGCAGGTCGGCCCGATTGGCAAAATGGCAAAAGGTTTGGCTGGTGAAAACTTCCCGACCTCCGAGAACCTTTGGGTTCCTCTTTTATCAGGTGTTGGAACGATGCTTTCGTCCCATAGCCCTTATCTCCTGCCAGCGATTGGCGAAGGCCTCGTCGGTGGAACATCGGCCTATATGGCGCTGAATAAGCAGCAGCCTGAAATTGCTCAACAGCTCGCCGAAACAAGGACGCAGAACGCCGCGACCGATTTGACGAGAGCAAAAGAGCAGGAAGTTTGGTCAGGAATTTCGTCGGACAGCATGAAGTTCTCTCCGCAAGGGGAGCTGTTCATCAAAGCTGTCGGCCCAGATGGAATGTATCACTGGGTGAGAGACCAAGACGCTCGTGCAGCAATGAAGAATGGCGATCTTATGATCGATCCTCGGACGCACATCGCAACCTCAAAAGTTGCTTTGCCAGAGGCTGATGTTAATTCTCTCGGCGGGAAACCAGCTCCGGGCCTCGGCGGCGGATCGACAACGACCCCAGGAGCTCCGGCAATTTCTTCAGCTCCTCTTCCGGCTCCTGCTGCAACCCCAGCTCCTGCTGCAACCCCAGTTCCTGCGGCGCCAACCGGCGTCGTTCCTCGCAGCGAGCCAAGTGTTGTTGCTCCGAAAAATGTTGGCCCAACAGCATTGTCGGATGAAGACAAAAAAGCTGTCGCGGAAGCCGCTCAAAGGATCGGGGCCGCTGGGCCAGGGTTCGCTGCAAAGAATTGGGGCGACAGTTTGACGGATTATGACGATGACGGAAAAGCCGCCCAGCTTCTCCGCCCACGGCTCTTGGAATATGCCGGTAACGTTTCTCAGCAACCCGCAAGCGGCGTTTATGCGCACGGAACAACGGCCCCATTGGTTCAGCCAATGGCCGGTGCGCTTCAGTCTTTGGCGAAAACGCTTGGATTGTCTGTTCCTGAATCGCTTCAAGGCGGTCTCGCCAATGAGGAAGCAATCGAAAAAGCTGTTGAAAACATGAGTCAGGCAGCTGCGAACTCCGGCAATCAAAGGGCAGTCTCTGCGCTTGAACACTTCAAAGCGACCTTCCCAACCAAATCGACGAGCCGTGAAGGTGCAGCCGAAAACGTCGCAACCATTCTTCAGCAAAATCAAAACAGCGCCGACATGCAAGAGGCTTCTTTGAACTGGAGAAATGCTGCGGCAGACGTTGATCCGCACATTGCGAATTTGACAGGCTCGCAGTTCGCGAATTGGTATTTTAAGAAAAATGGTCCAATGCTCGAAAGAGAGCATGATGCTTTGAAACAGATGATGCTTAATCCGATGACGACCAATGGCAAGCCCAATGGTCCTGTCATGGAGGATCCTGCAACAAAACAACCGATGACGGTTTTGCGCTACATTGTTAAAATGGGTCCAAACCTCGACGAGCCGCATAAAGAATGGATCCGGAAAAACTACGGAGACAATATCCTACGCTATTTCCCAAGCATTAAACAGTGATTTGAAGGAACAAAATTATGGCCGATGACGATCTTTCATTTCCTGTTCCAACTCAAGAAACTCCAGCCGACAGCGGAACGGATTTTTCATTGCCTTCAGGAGGCAACGTTGTTCCGCCTCCTCGCAAAGCGGAATATTGGAATACAAAAGACTTTCAAAGAGGCACAGGCTCAGGTCTGGAGCGTGGCGTCGCAGATGTTGTCGGCATGGGCGGAGATTTGCCGCAAACAGCTGGCAATATTTATGAACTGGCAATGCAAAAACTTCTGCAAAAATCGGGGTATCAACCTCCGGGTGGCCCTGATGTTTATAACAGAGGATATAGCGATATTGCTGCCGAAAATGAAATACTCGGCAAACCTATGTTGCCAACTTCTGAAGATATAAAAAAAGCCGTACCAGAAGAAACTGGTATCAATTATAAACCCACTTCCGAATGGGGAGAGCGTGCGCAGTCAGGAGCTGAATCTGCAGTTTCCAACCTTGTTGGTGGTCCAGAAGGCATGGCGGCTCGGGGAACAGCAGGTCTTCTTGGCGGCGTGTTCGGAACAACCGTTCGTCAAAATGTTGGCGACAGTCCTTATGCGGCGGTGCTTGGCCCGGCGGCGGACGTTTTCGGTCAAATGGCGACCGGACACGTTCTCGATGCCGTAAAAAATATTCCGACAACCGCTCGTTCTCAAGCGAACCTTATTGCCGCTCTGACTGCTGACTTTCAAAATGGAACTGCGAAAATTTCGCGTGCGCAGTTGGAAGACATGATCAAAACTGGTGTTCCGCTGAGCATTGCGGACATTGGTGGAACGGAAACTCGTGCAGCTCTCGAAGACGCTGCTTCGATCGTTCCAAGTAAAAAATATCCTGAAAATGCGGGACAGTATAATGCATCGTTGAACCCAAAACGAGGAAGCACCGTTGCGGGAGAAGACTCAAGGCTTGCTGATTCTCAGGCTCGAATGAATGAGGTGCTGACGAACGAAACAGGTGCTCCGCTCGATCCTGCTGCGATAACGGGGCAAATTCAAGATCAAGGTCGCAAAGAATTGAAAGAGGTTTACGACATTGCTCGTGATCCAACAAACATAAAATCCAACTCGATTTATGCATCTGAGCTCGATCCTGCAATTCAGCGAAACCCGATTTTTCACGATGCCGTCGTGAATGCGGAAGGTCGTGTTGCGAATGAAATCGACCCCACGCTTTTCAAGCAACCATCATGGTCCCCGACCACCGGCGAGCAACCGGGGAATATTGCATTTTGGGACATCGTGAAACGCGACCTCGATACCCAATGGAACAAAGCGAACATAAGCGGAGATAAAGACGCCGCTCGTCAAATTGATGCGGTTCGCAAACAGTTCGTCAATCACCTCGATAACGTTTCTCCGGAATATCAAGCCGCACGCGACAAAGCGAGTGAGTTTTTCGATTCGGTTTCTGCACCAGAGGCCGGTCAAAATTTTTACAAAAAAGCCGACTCGATGAAATCTGCGGATTTCGAAAACGCATATAATCAATATAATGATACTCAGAAAAGCTATTTCAAAAATGGCTTTTTGAGCAGCATGAATGATGATATGGGCCGACCCGGCGGAGCCTCTGTCCTCGCAAAGAAAATGACAACCGACCCAGAATTCCAGCGCAAAGCTCAGCTTGTTTTGGGCGGGAATTATGATAATGTTCGAAACTCTGTTTTGGCGGAAAACATATACACCTCTGCGAAGCAATTGCCGCAAGCCGGTGGAAAAAGTCCAATCGGATTTAAAAAGGGATTAATCGGTTTAGGTTTATCGGGCGCTGGCGGTGTCCTTCAGGCAGCTATGGACGGAGCAATGGTTTCCGGCGTTTTTAGACCTGAATATTTGCTTGGTGTTCTTCCAGGAGTTGCCATCACTTATGGAGCAGCGGCTCGCGCAAAAGCCGTGGCCCAGCGGACAATCTCGATGGCAGCTTCGGGGGATCCGAAACAATTCGCACAAGTCGCAAGAATGGCAGCGAACGATCCCGTCGCCCAACGCACGCTCGAAGGTCTGAACAAATATTACCAAGCCATCAACCAGCAAGGAGCTCCGTTGGCAAATGATCAACAAACCGGACGCTTCGCTGGAGGCAGAGTCGGCCGCGCAACCGGCGGAAGAACTGGAAAAAATCCGAAATTGAAAGCAGAAGCGCTGATTGCACTTGCCAATAGGATAAAAAACGAGCAAAGTCAGGACACGTCGTCTTTGCTTAAGTTAGACGACACAACTGTTGCAAAAGCATTGGCTGTGGCTAATAAACATATTTGAGGATAACATGGACAATTTGGAAGTCGAGCTGAAGCTCACTGTCGCGCATGTCAATTCGGTTTTGAAGCATCTTGCGAAGGGCGCTTATGAAGAGGTTGCGGATATCATCGCTCTCCTCCATTCTCAAGCCAAACCTCAAGTCGAGGCGGCGAGCGCTCCATCCGCTCCGGCTGTTCCTGCTGCCCCGACGGCAGAGAACCCTTCGGAATAATCTCCTCCTGCTATTCCGAAGAGCTTGGGCCGGGTTGAGCAACTGCTCCCCGGCCCCTTTTTATTTTCAGGCGAAATTGTCAATCGAGATTTCACGGGTGAAATAATCATCATCACGAACCATGTAACGCGAGACGTTGAAGCGCTTCACCTGCTTCGACGCGAGATAGAAAACAACCATCGCAAGAACCATTGAATCGCCATAAATCGCAACTACGTCACGAACAGGATTGAAGTCTTTCATCCGTTGCGCAATCACCCGTTCGTAGCGCGAACGGGCTTTTTCGCCAATGACAGAGTCATGAACCGCAAAATCCGTGCAATAAATGACTTCTTTGCCGAGCTTTGCGAGAGCAGAAGGATCGAACTTGATACTCGGATTCAAAGCAAAAACCCGGTCGAACTTTTCTCCCTCTTTAATCGGCACATCTTTCGCCCTGATTAAGGGAGCTTTTTGGGCAGGTTCTTCCTTCACTGTTTTCGGTTTCGAGGAGAATTCCGGTTTCTGGCGAAGGTCATGCAGATCCGGATAATTTATGAGAACATAGGACTTCAAATTCGCAGCATATTCTTTGCCGGAACGATCTTTGAACACCGACCAAACTTTATCCTCTTCAACTTCCATGAAACCCGAAGCTGTCAGCGTACTCAAAGAGGCGGAAAGGGTGTTTTCTGTGTGGTTTGGAAAATAGCGCATAAGATCGTGCAGCGTCAACGAAGTTCCAAGAGGGAGCTTTTGTGTGAACACTTTAATTTGAGCCAGCACGGAGGGATTTTCAGGTAAACGCATTTGTATATTTCCTTTTTCAGTTTCAGGGAATAAGCGTGGAGATCCGACCGTCAACATAATAAACGGCCTTATGCCCACGACCGATTAGTGAGACTGTCACCAAATCGATGCCGTAGATCGACAATTTGTTTCGGAGCTTGCGCAATGAAGTCGAAACGGATTGCCGAAAAAACTTTGGTTTAGTTTGAATCTTTTTATCCATGTATGCGAGGAGCTGGTCGCCGGTGAATTCCTGACCGGCGTGACGCTGCATGAATTCTATGAGAATCACCTCACGAGTCGAAAATTTCATCTGCTTCCTCCATGAGAATGAGTTTACGGTATTCATCCAACGCGAGGTCGGAAATTGATTTTTTATCCTGAAGGTTTTTCAAAATTCGTGCATCGGGCGTTCCCTTGCCCACGAGATCGATGTAAGTGACACTTCCAGTGGTTCCGTCGCGCCAGGTCCGACCCTCGGATTGCCAACGGGCAAGGCTATTAAAACTGTTTGAGTAGTAGATATTCGTCCGACAGACACCCTGAAGGTTAAGTCCAGTGCCAGCTGCCTCGGGTGAGGCCACGAGGTAAGAGATGCTGCTTCCGGGATCGAGAAATGTCTGAACGTTTCGCTGTCTGTCATTTTGAGAAGTTCCTCCATAATAATCCACGGCTGATGGGCCGAGGACTTTCATAACTTGTTTTATGTCCTCGTTGAAACGGCACCAGATGATAGCCTTCCCTGAACGCTGCTCCAAAACGTTCAGGAGCTCCGTGAGCCGGGGGTTGGGCAGGTCACGGGCGATCCCGTTCTCGTCCACCGCGAAGCCGCAGGAGATCTGCTGCATGCGCGTCACAAGTGCGGCCGCATTGGGAACCGAAAGCGTTGCGCCTTTTTCCGTTTGAGCCATGAACGTTTTCCGCAGATCTTTCATGAGGCGTTTCTGTTCATCGCTCAGGGTGAATGGCTGCTGGACGTAAACTTTCGGCGGTAGGTCGAGAACCTCGTCGGCATTGATCCGGAAAATGTGCGGTTCAATCTTTCTGTAAAATTCCTCCACGTTTTTGTGGCCCACGATCTCGAGGCCGAAACCGTTGTCGCGCAGCTGACAATACCTCGACCGGAAAGTCGTCACGTAACGGTGGCCGAAAATACGCTCGTCAAGGAACTTAAATTGACTGAAGGCGTCCACGAGGTTCTTGGCGAGAGGCGTCCCGGTCATGATCATCCGATATTTGCAGAGTGCTCCATAGCGAATTGCCATCTTGGTGCGAGAGGCCGAGATGTTTTTGATGTCTTGCGACTCATCGACGATCATGGTCGCCCGGCCCTTGGCTGCTTTCAGAAACCGCAGGATCTTTTCTTCTGCCGGGCCAGTGATCAGCGCATCGATGTTGATTGCGAAAATCTTCAACCCCTCGAAATTCATCATTGCTTCGAAATCGCGCTCGCCCTTTTTGGTTTTGTCCCAGACCCAAGCCTTCCAAGGAACAGAGTCCGACATGTGGCGAGGGATCTGCTCGTTCACCCACTGAGCGTGAACGCCGTTCTTGGCGACCAAAAGCACATGGTCGGAAAGACCATCGCACCAACGGATGCCCATCATCGCAATTCCAGTCCAGCTTTTGCCGGTTCCGATGTCCATGAAAAGGCCGAAGCAGTCGGGGTATTCACCCTTTTTAAACATTTTGTCCAGAGCTGTGCGCTGGTGGGCTCTGGGAGGCGTTTTAAAGCAGAAGGTGGGTCGGGCCGTCTCAACCGCCTGAACGCCGCTGGTGGCCTTTGCAGGGGCCGTAGCGCCCGTCTTATCTTCGAACCGAGCGTCAGGAAAAACGGAACGCCAAACTTCAAGGTTGTAGGGCGTGTTTTCGAACGTGAAAACTTTACCGCTCGCCCAACGCTTCATCCCTTCAAGTTTCGGGAGCGCCCGGATCATACGAACATCGTAGTCCGAGGTCGTCCTCACGCGATTGCCTTCGATTAAAATATTCATATCAAAAATTCCCACTCCGTTTCCACTCCGAACCCTTATTCCCCCTCTTTTACCCTCTTTTATTTCTCTAAGATAATAAGAGGACAACAGATGAAATAAGACTTCTGACGGAAACGGTGTGTAGGTATTTCAATGACTTACCGTTTCCGTCAGGTTTTTCGGCTTACGCCGCGAGCTGAAGGAGCTCGTGCTGAACGTCCAGTTTCAGCTTTGCCTTGTCGCCAAACCATGCGTTGTAGAGGCGAGCTTCGGCCTTGTTGCCAGCAACGTGATCGGCCCAATGGGTTACGCCGTTGAGGACGCCCCATGCGTTACCTGGTACAGCACCCGGTGCTTTCTGAACCGACCAGAGCACCTCGCCAAACTTCTTGTCGATCGCACCTGGATCGTTGAGGAGGTTGTCAACCCATTGCTTCTGGTCGTTTTCGGCAACGATCGTTTCAGGCATTGGTTGGAAAAACTTGGCCAAGAAACGAACCGTGTCGAATTCCGACATCTTAAGGTTGCTGAGCGTATTTGCATCGAGGCCAGCTTGAATGATTTGTTCGCGAGCGAGACCGATCGTTTCCTTGGCGGCGGCGGAGTCAAATTTGCTCAGGTGATTTTGCGAATACTGTGCGGCCGAGCTGTTCATTGCGAGCGCCATGGTGTTGGCGCAAACGACACGAACGGCTGTCGTGCGAACTGTGATCGACTTGCCGACTTCGTGGGGCGAGGTCAGCAGGACATAGCCCTTTGAGTGGTCGGTCTTATTCACCGTGAAGCCTTCTTGGATCGAGGCGAGCGCCCAAACCATTTTGCCTCCACGGAGCGACCCGGCGGTCTCGAGCTTTGCGCCACCGGCTTCGGTGTATTCACGGAAAAATTCGAGAGCGTCTTTGTTTTGGAACGGCTTCCACATATCACCGGTCACGGACATAACCTTGTTGTCGGATGAGCGAACCAGTGCGCGGCGGAGAGGCAAACGAACCATCGAGCCGTTTTCGGCCTGAGCGAAAAGCGGACGGAGCTTGACTTCCCAATCCAGTCCGGCGGCTACGAGCATGTCGTCCACGGAGACGGTCGGGTCGACGCGATTACCGAGACCATGCCAAGGAACTGCGTTTGCGAATGCCATTGTTTCAACTTCGTGTGCCATTTTGTTTTTCCTGTTTTAAAATTTAAAATTTGAGAGAGAGGTTGGCCGGGCGAACCCGGCCCTATTGGTTCAGCGCTGGATGGTTACGTTGCCCTTGGCGAGATCCCAAGCCAGATCCTGACGGCGACCACCGGCTGCAACGAAATCCTCATAAGAC